TTAGTGGATGATACGGATAAAGTAAGAATGTTGGTTGATCCAACTTCAAGTTACGCAAAAGCAGCAGCGGCAGCGATGAATAGAAGTCTTGATGATGTTATCATCGATGCTTTAAACGCATCAGCTTCAACTGGTGTAGCTGGCGCAACTGGAGTTCCATTACCTTCAACTCAAAAGTTCGCAACTTCAAACCAATCAGATGGTTTAACTGTAGCAAAACTTTTAGGTGCGAAGAAAAACCTTGATCTAAATGATGTTGATCCTTCTTTAAAGAGATACATCGTTTGTTCTCCACAACAAATCGCAGATCTATTAGCTATAACAAGTGTTACTTCTTCGGATTTCAATACTGTTAAAGCTCTTGCACAAGGGGATGTTTCATCTTTCTTGGGATTTGAGTTTATTGTGTCAAACAGATTAAAGTTAGATGCAACTAATACTGACGACAGATTAATTTTTGCTTACACAGAAGATGCTATTAAATTAGGTATTGGAAGTGACATTAAAGCAAACATTACTGAAAGAGCTGACAAATCTTATTCTACTCAAGTTTACTACGCTATGTCTTTAGGCGCAGTAAGAATGGAAGAAAAAAAGGTTTTTCAAATCCCTTGTCACGAATAATAATAATAATAGGAGAAAATAAATGACTACATTAAATACAGATCTAGTAGCAAATAGTTTAGCTTCCCCACAAGTGCTTAATGACGCTGCCGAATTACATGGCGTTTTAAGAACAGCTTGCGGAACTGCTGAATTAGCTGCTGGCGATAGTACAGATGACGATGTTGTTTTGTTAGCACCTATCTCAAGTAAAGCAACGATCTCTCAACTTTTTGTTGGATCAGATACTTTTGGTGGTTCTTGCACATTCAACGTTGGTGTTCACAATTACGATGGCACAGTTGCAGACGAAGATTGTTTTGCAACAGCGGTAGCTGATGCTGCTGCAATGGCTGACGTTAGACATGAAGTAGCTACAATAAACACAGTTGGACAAAAATTGTGGGAAATTGCTGGTTTAAGTTCAGATCCAGGAGGATTGCTATATGTTTCAATAACATTTGCTGCAACTGGTGGAACAGCTGGAACGCTATCATGGAATATTAATTACGCAGTTAATTAATAAATAAAATTTTAAGCGGGGGAAGCGAGAGTGGAACCCGCTTAGAGTGCATGATTAAGAAAACAGATAAAGCCAAAACCATTACTCACTTACAGAGTGGAAATTATATTTACAGATACGTTTTGGTTGACAGATTTAAAACCGATACAAAAAACCATTTTGGTTTTGATAAAAAATTAGAACAAACTGAAGCGGAAATTTTTGCTTTAGTAACACCAAGAAAACTAAGAAGAAAATATATAATCAAAAAATAGGAGATACCATGCCATCAGGAAAAGGGACTTACGGATCAAAAAAAGGTAGACCAGCAGTAAAATCAAAAAACAAAAGTTTAGCAGCAATGTCTGGTAATAAAAATAAAATTACTAGAGGGGATATTATTACAGCAGCTAAAAGAAAAAAAAGTAGAGCATAATGGCCAAAGCAAAAGGCTTATATGCCAACATTCACGCAAAGCGTAAGCGTATCGCTGCTGGTAGTAAAGAAAAAATGAGAAAAGTAGGATCTAAAGGTGCGCCAACAGCAGCAAACTTTAGACGTTCTGCAAAAACAGCAAAGGCATAATAGATGGCATCAGTTATACAAATTTGTAATTCAGCATTAAATCAACTAGGAGCTAGTTCAATTACGGCTCTTACTGAAAATTCTAAAAATGCTAGACTTTGTAATGAAAGATATAATACAGTTAGAGACGCTGTATTTAGATCACATCCGTGGAACTGTTTAGTAAAAAGAATACAATTAGCAAAAGATACTGAAACCCCAGCCTGGGGTTTTACAAGTCAATACACTCTACCTTCAGATTGTCTAAGAGTATTACAAATTAAAGATTATAATTTAGATTATAAAATTGAAGGTAGAAAATTATTAATAAATGAAGATGCAGTTTTTTTAATTTATCTTGCACAAGTTACTGATGTTAATGAATTAGATGTTTTATTAAGAGAAACTATATCTGCAAATTTAGCACAAGATATTTCTTATGCTATTACTGCTAATCTACAAGTTTCAAAATTAATGGCAGAAAAATACGAAGCTAAATTATCACAAGCAAGACATACAGACGCTAGCGAAGGATATAACACAGATCCAACTCTAGGTAATACAGATCAAGTAATTTCAGAAGATTTTATAAATAGTAGATTTTAATTATGCCTAAACAACTTTTAAGCATACCTAGCTTTACGGCTGGGGAGCTTTCATCCTCTATGGAGGGTAGAACAGATTTCGCCAAGTATTTTAATGGAGCTACAAATATTGAAAATTTTGTTGTATTACCTCACGGGCCAATCACAAGGCGACCAGGCACATATTTTGTATCTGAAATAAAAACTTCATCTGCAAAAACAAGATTAATACCATTTACCTTTTCAACTGAACAAACTTACGTTTTAGAATTGGGTAATAATTATATCAGATTTTTTAAAGATAGCGGACAAATAACTGAAAGTAATAAAGTTATTTCTGCAATTACAAAAGCTAATCCAGCAGTAGTAACATCTAATGGTCATGGTTTTATTAATGGAGATTTTGTTAATATTTCTGGTGTAGTTGGTATGACAGAAGTAAATAATAAAACTTTTAAAGTAGCTGATAAAACAACTAACACATTTGAATTACAAAATGTTGATGGTGTAGATATTAATTCATCTGCTTTTACAACTTATGGATCTGCTGGTGTTGCAAACAGAATTTATCAAATCACAACTGAATTTACAACTGCACAACTTTTTGATTTAAAATTTGCTCAATCTGCTGACGTTATGTATATTTGTCATCCAGATCACGAAGCTACAAAACTTTCAAGAACGGGTCACACTTCATGGAGTTTAGATGAAGTAGATTTTGGAGACAACGGGCCATATCTTGATCCTAACACTACAACAACAACTATTACCCCACAACAAACCGCAGCAGCAACCAGTAAAACTTTAACTCTATCTGCTATAACGGGAGTTAATGGTGGTGTTGGTTGGCTTGCAACAGATGTTGGTAGAATTGTAAAATTTAATGGTGGTACTGCAATAATTACAGCTAGAACAAATGCTACAGTTGCAGTTGCTACAATTTTAACTGCATTTACTAATACTGATGCAACAGCTTCTTTTCAATTAGGATCATTTTCAGATACTACTGGTCATCCATCTTCTGTGTCATTTTTTGAACAAAGATTAGTATTTGCTGCAACTAACGATCAACCCCAAACTATTTTTTTCTCAAAATCTGGAGACTACGAGAATATGTCTGCTGGAACTAATGATGATGATGCTATGGTTTACACAATCGCATCAAATCAAGTTAATGCAATTAAATCTATGAAAGCTACAAGAACTTTAATTGTAATGACAACGGGTGGAGAATATTCTGTATCTGCTGGTAATGGTTCTGCAATTACTCCTACAAATATTTCAATCGTAAAACAATCTAACTATGGTTCAGCTGGTGTTGATGCTTTATCTATTGGTAACGCAACTATATTTTTACAACGTGCTAAAAGAAAAATTAGAGAACTAGCTTATAACTTTGATACAGATGGTTATGTTGCTCCCGATTTAACTATTTTATCAGATCACATAACAGAAACGGGTATAGTTCAAATGGATTACCAACAAGAACCCCATTCTGTTGTATGGGCTGCAAGAACAGACGGAGTATTATCTGGACTAACTTATAATAGATTAGAAAATGTTGTTGCCTGGCATCGTCATATTTTGGGTGGTAAATCAGACACAACTAAAAATATTATTCAACAAAAAATTTCTTTTACGTCTAATACAACTATTGTTAATACTACTAACAACACAATCACTTTATCATCACACGGATTAGCTACTGGAGATCCAGTTTATTATAATGCAGCATCTAATGTCATTGGCGGATTAAATATAACAAATGTATATTATGTAATTAGAACCGATGCTAACACTATTAAATTAGCAGCAACAGCTACTAAAGCTACTGCTGGAACAGCTATCTCATTTACTTCAGCTCCAAGTTCAGACACAACTCAATTTATTTTTCAAGGAATTAATATTCAATCTAATTTTATTTATTCAGCAGCTCATGGATTTAAAACTGGAGATATTTTTTATTATGATAATACGGGTACAGCTATAGGTGGATTAGTAGAAAATGTAAAATATTACATTGAAAAAATTGATAACAACCAATTTAAACTTTATTCTAATAAAACTTTAACAACAGTTGTTAGTTTAACTTCAGCTCACACTTCAGAACAAACTGATAATATTTTAACTCATGCTAAAGTTGAAAGTGTTGCAGTAATTGATGGCGATACTGATGAAGATCAAGTTTATATTATTGTTCAAAGATGGATAAATGGAGCTGTAAGACGTTATGTAGAATACTTTACTCCATTTGATTTTTCAGAAGATGTAACTGCATTTCATTACCTGGATAGTGGATTAAGTTATGTTGGCGATGAAACATCTACTTTATCTGGATTAAATCATTTAGAAGGAGAAGTTGTAGATATTATTGGCGAAGGCTCAACACAAACTGCTAAAACAGTATCAAGTAGTGGTGGTATTTCATTAGATACTGCAACTGAACAAGCACAAGTTGGTTTGCTTTATTCTTCTGATTTACAAACAATGAGATTAGATGAAGGTTATACAGAAACTACTCAAACAAAAACAACTCGTATTTATGATTTATCTGTAAGATTTCAAAATACTGTAGGAGCTAGTGTGGGGCCAAACGCTGCAACATTAACAGCAATAGATTTTAGAGCTAGTGGATCTGCTATGAATTTACCTATTCCATTATTTACTGGAGATAAAACTATTGAATTTGATACTGGCTACGGCACAGAAGGCTTAGTCTACATTCAACAACCTCAAGCATTACCAATGACAATACTGGGAATATATCCAAGATTGGAGACAGAAAGTGTCTAAAGTTAATATTATTCCATTTGAAAACGAACACGCACATTTTATTTTAGAGCAACCATTAAATTCTAAACTTTTAGAATTAAAACCAGAACATAAAAAATACGCTTATTTTTTAAAAGAAATTGGTATGTCGTTTACGGGTGTTGTTAATAATAAACCTATTGCGGCTGGAGGAGTGTTTCCACTCTGGGATGGTGTTGCTGAAGGGTGGGTATTAGCAACTGAAGAAATAAATAACTATCCAATAACATTTGCAAGAGTTATGAAGCAAAGAACCGATATGATGATTGCAAATAATTTAATTAAAAGATTACAAACAAGCGTTAAAGCTGATTGTGATTTAGCTATACGTTTTGCTAAATGGCTAGGTTTAAAAGAAGAAGGGTTAATGAAAAATTATGGAGCTGATGGTTCAGATTATTACAGATTTGCAAGGATTATAAAATGAGTTTTTTTGGAGATTTATTTGCGGGTAGAGCCGCACAAAAAGCATCAAATTATAACGCAGATATAATTGAAAATAATAAAAAGATTAAAGAGCAAGAAGCTAAACAGATCATGTCTGTTCACAATGATTTTAATCTTCCAAGATTTGATAAAACTGTTGAAGAAATACAAGGTGCAACAACAACAAGTTATGCAACAAGTGGTGTTGAATTATCTGGAACAGTTGTTGAAGCTCTCTATGCACAAGAATTAGAATTACAAACAGACAGAGATATTATGACTTTTAATGCAGAGAACGCTAGAGACACAGCAGAGAATGAAGCAATTATGATGCAAGCTGAAGCAGATCTACAAAGATTTAGAGGTAAGGTTGCTAAAAAAGCTAGTTACTATGCAGCGGGTCAAAGTCTATTAAATACGGGGAGTATGTTTATCTAATGGCAATAAAATTATATAAATCACAACAAACACCAACAGCTCAATCTTCAAATGTAGAAAACAAAGCATTTGTAAGTATGTCTGAAGCGGCTTCTATTGGTAACGCCTGGAAAGGCATGGTTCAATCTGGCGAAAAACTTTACGCAAAACATTTAGATATAAAAACTGATAACGAAGTTTTAGAAAAAACTAAAGAAGTTATGAATGGTTCAGATAAGTTTGAAGGATTGTCTACTACAAAATTAAACGCTTCTAATATGAGTAATCCAGATGCAGCGGGTAAATTATATAATGATAATTGGCAAAATGTTTTTGATAACGTCAATAGTTCTTTATCAGGCAAAATGGCTCAAAGAAAATTCAAAAATTGGATGACTAAACAAAACATTCAAGATGTTAATGCTATTAAAAATTCTTCAACTATTAATATGATTAATGCTCACAGAGTAAATACATTAGATCATATAGAAACACTTAAAAAAACTATAATATTTGGAACTAAATTAGAAAGTGAAATAGCAGCAAAAGATTTATCAGATAAATTAGGATCACAAAAATACGAAGAAATTTTTGGAGAAAAATTACAAACTGTTATTAAAGAAACTAATAACGAAATAGCATTTCATGGTTATAAAAGAATGCCATATACACAAAAAGATGAGGTATTAGCAGCAGCTAAAAAAGATAAAAGAATAACAACAGATGATTATTTAAAATTAGAAAAGCATTTTAATACAGCTCAAACTACAGATAATAATTTAAACAAAGATAATGTAAATAAAATGAAATCAAGTTTAGATGATGGTATATTGTTTACAGAAAATGAGTTTAATGCTGCGTTAGCAATCGCAACTACTAATGGCGATCAAGCAACTTTAATTAAATTAAAAAATATGGCTTTTGCTGCGCCAATAATTCAAGATCTAAATACAAAAACAGTTGCACAAATAGAAGAAAAGATAAATGTTTTTACTGAATTTAAAAATAAACAAGGCGGTATGACAAATGATGAAGCTACTGAATTAAAATTATCACAAGATTATTTAGCAAAACTTAACACTTCATTAGATAAAGATTTAGTTGGAACTGCTGCTGACAAAGGTTTGATTGCTATATCTGAAATTAATTTTGAAGATGTTTTAAATGGTGGCGATATGAATGTTTTTATTGATGGGGCCAAAAATAGAATAGCACAAGCTGAAACTGCATCTGGTTATTATAAAAGAGAAGTTAAATATTTAACAGCAACAGAAGCAAACACTATAAGATCTGTATTAAAAAATGCAGATAGTGCTGAACAAATTATTAGTTTAACATCGGGTATCACAAAAGCGTTTGGCGTTAAATCAGATAAGATTTTTAAACAGATTTCTAAAGACGATAGCGTTTTAGCTCATATGGGTGGTTTAGTTTTAATGAATGATGGAGTAGTAGGAGAAAATGTAAATCTATTAGCACAAGGTTTAATTATTTCTAAAAATGAAAATTTAGCAAAATTATATAAACCAACATCTATAGATATAAAAGATTCAAAAGTTATGGAAAATTTTAGTAAAGCATTTGGAGAAAATACGGGTGCTTTAGATAGCACACTTGAAACAGCTAGTTTAATTTATGCAGCACAACAAAAAAATAATGGAAAAACTGAATTTAGCACATCTAATTTTAAAGAAGCATTTATGATGGCAGCTGGTGGTACAACAATCGAAAAATTTGGTTTTGATAAAGAAATGGGTGCATTTGATGAAGATAGCAGAGGAAACGCTGTTCATATTCCACCTTGGTTAGAACGAGGAAAGTTTGAAGATGTAATTGAAATGTTTAAAGATCAACCAGAGTTATTTAAAATAGCATCTTCTAATGATTTACTGCCAATGCTTGACGGAGAAGATTATAATGTTGCTGAAATATTTGAGCAAGATCCACACTTTGTAAGTGTTGGAAATGGTAAATATAAAATAGCACAAGGAGAACATCCTTCCGTTTCTGGTGCTGAAGAAGAATATTTAATGAATAGTGATGGTGGTATTTTTGTAATTGATATTAATAAAATTAAATCAGAAATAATTACGGGAATTAACTAATGAGTTTTTTCTATGAAGAAGATACCGCTTTACAAGTAAAATCCGACACAAGTTTTACTAAAGGATCAAGAACTGGTTTAGTAGAAAATACGAGTGCTTCCTTTAAAGCCTTTGTTAAATCTGAATTATTTAATTCTGAAAGAAATAATTTATCAGAAGAATATGGAAACATAGTTAATATATTACAACAATCGGGCCACACAGATATAGTAAATCCACTAGATATAACTAATCAAGATTTGTCTGGTATTCCCTTTAAGCAAGAAGATGGAACATTTGGAATTAAGTCAAGAGAGCAAAGAACACAAGAATTTTGGAGCCAAATATCAACATTACAAACAACAGACGAAAATTTAAAATCTTTATTATCTGAAGCGGGTTTAGATACACCAGATAATGTTATGGGTACTATTTCTAAAAAAGCTCATAGTGCTTGGAAAGAATATTCTGAAATAAATGAAAGAGCTACAACTGCTGGTAAATTAGGTGGTTTTGCTGGAATGATGGGAGGAGCTTTTACAGATCCTATAATGCAACTTGGTGTAGTAGCATCATTTGGTTATTCAGTTCCCTCAACAATAAGTGCAGCAGCTTTAAGAGTTGCTTACATGGAAGCAATTATTGGTGGAGTATCTGAAACTATAATCCAATTAAAAGCACAACCATACAGAGCTGAACTTGGTTTTGAAGATGCTGGTTTCAAAACTGGTTTAAAAAATGTTGCAATGGTTACTGGAGCTTCTGCTGTATTGTCTCCAGCATTACTAGGTGTCTTTAAAGCATTTGGTAAAAGTATAGATGCTGGTAAAAAATTATTATCTAAAACATCTGTAGAAGATTTACAAAAAATTAATAAAGAAGTAGGGGAGAAACTAAACTCTAAATATAAAGATAAAACTTTAAATGATATTGAAATCCCAAAAAAAGATAATCCTTTTCCAGATAACGAAGTTGGTAGAATTGAACACAATGAAAAATTAGATGTAGCTGTAAAACAATTTAATAATGGAGAAGCAGTTGATGTACCGCCAGTAAAAAATGAAATTATAAAAGATAATTTACCTCCACCAGCAAAACTTGAATTTAATGATATGACTTCAAGTAATCCAGCTATCAAAAATGCTTATGATGGTTCTAATAGATTAAAGAAATTTACAGAAAATAAATCTCCAATAACTGTAAAAATGCTTGAGGATATATCTAAAGACGATGTTAAATTAATTCTTAGAGCAAATGAATTAGGTTTGTATAAAACACGGCCAGAAGCATTAATAGCTTTAGATAACTTAAAAAGGTTTACCACAAAAGATGGTAAAGTTAATTATAAAGCCGCAGAAGAATTTATCGGTACAAAGTTAAAAGGCGATGAAAGTTTAGATGATTTATTACAATTAGAGAGATCTACAAGAGTTACAGATGCTCCAGAAAAAGTAAGTCAAGTAGATGCTAAAAATGGTTTTAATAAGAATGAAACTAAATTAGCAGAAGATATTGAAGGTGTTAAGAATTTTGATGTACCGAATGAAGCAGCTTTAAAAAATCAAGCCTCAGACATTGAAAGATCCATGTTTGATGTATCTACTTCTAGCTCCATTAAGAGCGAAGCTGCAACTGGTGCAGCAGCTAAAACATCGCCTACAGAATTATCAGAAGCTACCCAAACTTTATCTAAAGGTTCCCAAAAAACAGAAGCAACTCCAGTATCAGTTTTAGCTAATGCTAATACAGTTCCACCACTATTCCGTGGTTTAGATACAAGTAAGGTAGGGGTTAAAAGTGCCATAACTAATGATGTAATATACCATATATCCGATGATTTCAATGAAATTTACAAAACACTATCTGCTAAAAAAAATGCTGTTTTAAAAGAATTACAACCTATAACCATTAAATATAATGGCGAATTAAAGGCAAGAATAAAAAGTATTAAAGAATTAAATAAAAAATTAGAACATAAAACAAAGCCTAAAAAACCAGAGCATATATCAGATTATTTAGGTACTAGAATAAATGTAAGAACTATTCACGAGGCTCAAATGGTTTTAAATGATTTAAGTAAAGTAGTTAAATTTTTAAGTGTAGATGATTTTTTAAATGATGCGGGTAGAGTAGCATCAGCGGGTACTGAATATAGAGCAATTCATGCACAAGTATTAACTAAAGATGGTTTTTCTTTTGAATTACAAATTAGATTAAAAGAACTAGAAAATTTAACAGACAAATCTCATGCTGGTTATAAAAAAATTAAATTTCCAGAAAAAGAATATACAGATGCAGAATTTAGAAAAATTGTAAGCGAACAAGCATCAGTAGAAAAAAAATTAAACGCTAAATATTTTGAGATTAAAGATAAAGAATTTACAAGATTAAAAACTGATAATCCTTTAGATCGGCCAATACCTATTGGACAAAGGTTGGATGAAGCTACTGGGGAAATTGTAACAATTAATAAAACAGCTAGAGAATTATTTGAACAAGAAGGTAAAAATAATACTATGCTTGAAAGATTAAAGGATTGCGTATGAGTGGTTTTAAACAATGTATTATTAATGGTGTTAAAGAAGGTTTAATAAGTGAAAGCCAAGCACACAAATTAAGAGATAATTTAGAAGAATTACAATCCTATTATCAAATTAATAAAGGGTTAGGCAAAACTGAAGCTGAAAAGTTAGCTGCTAAAGAAACTTTAGATTTAGCCAAAATAGAATTTGCAGAACAATTAAGATTTACTTTAATACAAACGCAAAAAATTCAAGAAATAGAAACTTTATTTAAAACTTATAGAAATTCTAATGGCGAAATTGATTTAGCAAATGCCTACAGATCTTTAATGGCACAAGATAATTTAAACCCAACACCTAATCTTGAAAGAACTGTTGATATTGAAAGAGGTAAAGCTCATCAACTAATGGCTAATCTGTTAGATCAAATGAAATATAAAATGGGTGGCAGACAATCTAAACTTCAAAAAACTAACTTAACATTAATGGTTAGAGAATTAATGGGAGAAAATACTGGAAATATAAATGCCAAACAATTATCTGAAGCCTGGAAACAAGCAGCAGAACATTTAAGAAAAAGATTTAATAAATTTGGTGGCAAAGTTTTATCAAGAAAAGATTGGGGATTACCACAAATACATGACAGTTTAGTTGTTAGATCTGCATCTAAAGAAGATTGGACAGATTTTATTTTACCTAAATTAGATATTGATAAAATGGTTGATGAAAGAACTGGTTTACCTTTTACTGATAAATCTATTAGACAAGCATTAAGTGAAGTTTACGATAATATTGCAACAGAAGGTATGGCAACTTTTAAACCTGGAACTGGTGCTTATGGTAAATCTTTACATAATAGAAGATTAGATCATAGATTTTTAGCTTTTAAAAATGCTGATAGTTGGATGGAATATCAAACAAGATTTGGTTCTCCAGATCCATTTAAAACTATGATGGAACATATAAACGGAATGTCTAGGGATATTGCAATGCTTAAAGTATTGGGGCCAAATCCAGACGCAACTCATACTTGGGCGATGGGTATGATAAAAAAACAAATGAAGATTGATGCAGCAGCAGAGGCGCAAGGAAAATTTAAAAGAAAAAAATTAAATAAATTTAAAAATGAAGAAGATAGAACTAATGGAATTATAAAAAATGCTGAAAATTTATATGCTTATCACAAAGGTAATTTACACAAACCTATTGATGGTTTTATGGGTAGAACTTTTGCATCATTAAGACAGTTATTAACTGCTGCACAATTAGGAGGTGCTTCAGTTATGGCAATTACTGATTTTCATTGGTCAAGAATAACATCTAAATTTAATGGTTTACCCGCTTACAAAGCTAATCAAAATTCTCTTAAATTATTAAAAGAGGGAATGACAGATAAAGTATTATCAAGAACAGCTATTAGACTTGGTTTAATTGCTGAACATTGGAGTACAGTTGCGGGAGTTCAAGCAAGATATTTAAACGAAGTAGATGCTCCGTTCTGGGCTAAAAGAGTTTCTGATTTTGTATTAAGAGGATCTGGATTATCACACATTACACAATCTGGAAGATGGGCGTTTGGTATGTCTGTTATGGGAACGCTTGCAGAAGAAAGCGGAAAAGTATTTGGCAAGTTAGATGTTAATTTACAAGCAGCATTAAAAAAATACGGCATTAATGAAGCTGATTGGGATATTATTAGAACTACAAAGTTATACGATGCGGGTATAGATGAACCTACAATGGTTGGAAAGGGTGCAACTTTTTTGAGACCCGATGATATTATGGCTAGAGCTGACTTAGATGATGCTACTAGAGAATATTTAACAACAAGATTATTAACTTATATTACTAATGAGACTAACTTTGCAGTACCTACTTCATCTGCTAAAGGTAAAATTTTTGCAAGTGGTAATACTCAACCAGGCACATTGCCAGGCGAACTTATGAACTCAGTTCTAATGTATAAAAACTTTCCTATAACTTTAGGAATGACGCATTTATCAAGAGGGTTTCAACAAGTAGGTTTAATGGGTAAAGCAAAATATTTAGTGCCAATGATAGTTGGTGGAACAATTATGGGATCTTTAGCTTACGAAATTAAACAAGTTGCAGCTGGTAAAAAACCAACTCCAGCATCCGAAATGGGAATTAAGTATTGGTTAAATGCTATGATTTATGGTGGTGGATTAGGAATATTTGGAGACTTTTTACTTTCAGATCAAAACAGATATGGTGGATCTTTAAGTAAAACTGTTGCTGGGCCAGTTGTATCATTTTTAGGCGATACTGTTAATTTAACTGTAGGTAATGCTAAACAATTATTAACTGGAGAAGATACAAATGCGGGTAAAGAGCTTGCAGCATTTTTACAAAGATATACTCCTGGAGGATCTCTTTGGTATGCAAGATTAGTATTTGAAAGACTTATAATAGATACACTTGAAAGACTAATAAACCCAGATTTTAACTCAGATAATAGAAGAAATATAAAAAAACTTAAAAAACGTACTGGACAAGAATATTGGTGGTCTCCAGGCGAAATAAAACCAAATTAAGCATAGACAATAAAGTCTTTTTTAAATAAAGAGAAACATAGTGTAGGAGTTTCATGCCTACAAAATCACTTTCTCACAACCAAAAGTATAAAAAATTATGACTATAAGTACGACTACACTTAGAAATAGCTACAGCGGAAATGCTAGCACAACAGCATTTGCATATACGTTTCCAATTAATACTACAGCTGAAATTACTGTAATTGAGAGATCTGCTACTGGAACAGAGACAGTAAAAGCTGAAGGTACTGGATCCACAAATTATGGTATTTCTGATAATGGCGCATCGGGTGGTACTGTTACTATGGTTACGGCTCCCGCAGCTGGTACAACTTTAATTATTTTAAGAAATACAAATCTTACACAAGAAACAGACTATGTAGCTAATGATCCTTTTCCCGCTGAAACGCATGAAGATGCTTTGGATAAACTTCAAATGCAAAACCAAGAGCTACAAGAAGAATTAGATAGATCTATTAAAATTTCAAGAACTAACACAATGACGAGTACAGAGTTTACTACGTCTGCTGCTGATAGAGCTTCTAAAATTTTAGCATTTGATAGCTCTGGAGAATTATCCGTAACTCAAGAATTAGGTACATTTAAGGGAACAGATGCAACAACGACAACTGCTGCTTATGTTCAAAGGGATATAATTAAATCAACTACAACAGCTCAATTAAATAATATTTTTATTTGTGTAGCAGATAGTGCTATTGGCGATGCTTTAACAGATACCGATCATTTTGCATTATTAGTAGACGCTGTTTCGGCTGCAACATCGGCAGCGACAGCTACAACAAAAGCCAGCGAAGCCTCAACATCTGCATCGACAGCTACAACCAAAGCCAACACCGCAACGACTAAAGCTAATGAAGCCGCTGCTTCAGCTACTTCTGCTGCTGCAAGTTTTGATAGTTTTGATGACAGATATTTAGGTGCAAAATCTTCAGAGCCATCTACAGACAATGACGGAAACAGTTTAATAACTGGAGCTTTATTTTTTGACAATGCAAGTGGTGTCAATGCTTTAAAAGTTTGGAATGGTTCAGCATGGATAACAGTTACAGTTACAAGTGCTAACCAAGCAAATATTAATACTTTGGCTGCAAGTGCAGTAGTAGCTGATATGGCTTTACTAGCTACAACAGATGTAATTGCTGACATGGCAATTTTAGCAACTAATGACGTGGTTGCAGATATGGCAATCCTTGCAACTAATGATGTAGTAGCGGATCTTAATAAACTAGCAACAACAGCAATAGTTGAAGATTTAAATATTTTAGCAACAACAGATATAGTTAGTGATCTTAATCAACTAGCAACGACAGATTTTGTATCTGATCTAACTGCTGTTGAAGCGATCAAAGCAAATGTTACAACTGTGGCTGCTAATGTAGCTGGAGTAACTAGCTTTGCAGAAAAGTATAGAGTAGGTTCAAGCGATCCAACTTCTTCACTTAATGAAGGAGATTTATTTTATAATTCAAACACTAACGTACTTAAATTTTATAATGGTTCAGCCTGGATTGTTGTATCAGCTGTAACCAGCTCAACGATTACTGGACAAACTGCTGAAACATCGATTGCCGATGATGACTTAATTTTAGTTAGTGATACTTCGGCTAGTGGTGCTTTAAAGAAAATGACAAAGGCAAACTTTGTTACTGGTCTTGGAAGTGCATCAAGCATAGCTGACACCGATGCAGATACGAAGATCCAAGTAGAAGAAAGTTCAGACGAAGATAAATTAAGATTTGATACTGGCGGAACTGAAAGAGCCATTATGGATGGCAACGGAATTGCTTTAACAACAAATGGTGGATCATTTATTCATCACAATACAATCGCTAATGATACGACATTAGCAAATCAAAATATGCTGCTAGTTGGAAATGTTGCCATAACTGGAACTCTAACTATCGGTGCTAACTCAACGGTGGTAGTAATATAATGGCTGGAATTATAGAAGTAAAAGATCAAGGTAAATTAAGAATATATGATGCAGATAACTCTCATTATGTAGACATTGTAGTACCAAGTTCTGTAACAGCAAACAGAACGATCACTATTCCAGATGCTAGTTTTACAGTACCACAAGTAACTAATGCAACACACTCTGGCGAAGTTACTGGAGCAACAGCTTTAACTATTGCTGATAACATTGTTGATGAAGCAAACTTAAAAGTTTCTAACTCTGCTGTTAATGGTTATATGCTTACTGCTCAATCTGGAAATACTGGTGGTCTAACGTGGGCTGCTGCTCCAGCTGGAATTACAATGGCAGATAACTGGAGATTAAGTACAGATGACGCAACAGACGCAGCAGAAACAGATTTAGATACTGGTTGGGAAAGAGTTGATGCTACTGGTCATGGAACGATTGGATCAGCAATGACACAATCAAGCGGAGTTTTTAGTTTTCCAGTTACTGGACTTTATCTAATTCAATTTCAATTATATCAAGTAGCTAGTGGTGGCGATAGTTATGGTCAAGGTTTTATCAAGCACATGGATCAAGCTAATAATACAACTAAACTTGCTAATGTTGTGGGAACTCATTTTCAAAATAAATGGTTGTCATTATATATGTCTACATTATTTGATTGCCAAAATCTTACTAATGATAGAATACAATTTTTTGGTGGTAGTGGAGTAAATGGTCAAGTTATTGCTGGAGATACTGGAATGAATAGAACTTCTGCAACATTTATTAGATTAGGAGATACATAAAATGTTTGATGATACGCAATATTTACAGTTTGCATTATGCAAATTCAATGGTGGTGCTGGTTGGTACAGTTGGAAAAAAACAGATAGTGATGGAAATAAAATTCCTAACGATCAAAGAATGACTTATGCAAATATTGAAGTTATTAGAGATGGTGCAACAATACCAAGTGAAGCAAAAGTAAATGCAAAGATAAAAGAAATTAAAGATGCTGAAACAGCAGCAATAAATAAAAAAGCATCTGGCAAACAAAAATTAAAAGACTTGGGATTAGATGATGACGAAATCCAAGCATTAATAGGAGCATAATATGGCAATAATTAAACCAAACAATAATACAATATCTGCGATAACTGCTTTACCAGCAGCTATTCCTACTGGTAAGGTTTTGCAAGTTGTTTCAGCTACTATAAGTTCACAAGTAGCGATTGCAAGTACAAGTTATACTGATACTGGAATAACAGCTGCAATAACTCCATCATCAACATCAAACAAAATTTTAGTAATGGTAGCTATAGAATATACAGCTTACGCTGATAATAATGGAGAGATTAAAAGTAATGCAAAAATAGTAAGAGGTTCAACTGATGTATTTGAAAGTGTTGGAGTTTTTGGAAGTCAAGTAGGAACTGGAAGTGCTGGTTATCAACAAACTTGGGGTACTTTACCTTTATCTTATTTAGATTCTCCATCTTCAACTTCAGCTGTAACATATAAAGTAACAGCTAAAAATATTAGAACAAGTGGAAATAGACAATTAAAAATTAACCATGATAGTACTGGTAAATCTACAATAACACTAATGGAGGTATCTGCATAATGAGTGATGTAGTTTTAGCAGTAAGAAAAATAAATCCAAATGCAGAATTATCAGTAATAGATAATGATGTTAATCAAATAACTTGGCACAATGGAACAACACCAATACCAGTAGCTGACATAGAAGCTAAAATGGTAGAGGTACAAGCAGACTATGATGCTAAACAATATCAAAGAGATAGAGTTTATCCTAGCATTGGAGATCAACTAGATATGCTATGGCACTCTATTGATAATGATGCTGAATTAAAATCTAAATATTTTGATTTTCACCAAGCTATTTTAGCAGTTAAATCTAAAAACCCAAAATAATTATATGGCTAACTCATATAAATTTTTAGGTGTTAATTTATCAACACAGGCAGAAACATCTATTCTAACTGCTGCTGCTAAAGAAACTATTATTATTAAATCTATAAGAGTTACAAATAATACAGGCAACACACCATCAATATCTTTTGATGTATT